GCTAAGGTTGCCATTGACATTATGACTGTCGGAAACGACATCGACACGCAAGGTAAGTCCAGAGACATCGAGGGCGGCGCGTATCTGGTCGATTTACTCAACATCGTACCAACCAGCGTAAATGCCTTGCACTATGCCAACATCGTCAAACAGCAATCGGTCAAGCGCCAAACGATTCAAGCCGCGGCTAAGGTCACGCAGCAAGCCTATGAGTTTGATGGTGACGTGGCTGATTTGGTCAACGACGTACAGGCCGAGTTTTTAGAGATTAGCGGGGCCATTCGCAAAGATACGGATTTACGACCTGTCAAGGTTGGCTTGAATGAGCTAATTGACCGTATAGAGTATGTGCAAGCGCATCCTGATGAATTGCGCGGTTTGCCAACGGGATTAGGAAGCCTTGACAAAATTCTTGGTGGTTTACGTGGTGGGGCAATGGTAACGCTTGCTGCAAGGCCAGGAATGGGCAAGTCAAGCCTAGCCTGTAACATCGCCTTGAATGTTGCTCAACAGGAAAAGCGTGTCGCATTTTTTAGCCTCGAGATGAGCATAGAGGAAGTGTCACAGCGTTTTGTGTGTGATATTTCTGGCATCAATTCTCATACGTTTAATACTTGCCAGTTTAAAGACGATGAATATCTAAGGCTTATGCCAGCGGTGGCAGCGGTTGAGCAATTGCCCATTATGATTGACGATACGTCAGGCATTAGTCCACAAGAAATTAGAGCCAAGGTTCGCAAGCAAGCGGCTATATCTGGCTTGGATTTGATCATCGTTGACTATATGCAGCTTATGACAGCGGGCAAGGGTGGCAACCGACAGGAGGAAGTTAGCTTTATATCCGCACAGATGAAAAACCTAGCACGTGAGTTAGATGTGCCTATTTTGGCTTTGGCTCAACTTAATCGGTCTGTTGAAAGCAGGTCAGACAAGCGTCCGATGTTGGCAGACCTAAGAGAGAGCGGCGCTATTGAGCAAGATAGCGATGTTGTAATATTCCTTTACCGTGATGAGGTTTACGACCCTGACAGCCCTGACAGCGGAATGGCTGAATTGATTGTTGCCAAGCATCGTCAGGGGCCAACGGGCATTACTAGAGCGTTCTATCAGAAAGAGATTATGAAATTTCAACCATTAGCGATAAGGACTGATCCTCTTGACTACTAACATTTTAGGCGATATGACCAGAGCGTTAGATTTGGATTTACCCGCAAGTGATCGAATGAGGCGTATTAATCGCAAGATGTTGTTGCAGGGGCAAGCTAGGTTGTTAGCCGATGCGTATCAGGCTGGTGAACTACGAGAAATGTTAGACAAGCTGAAGCACCGGAGACCAGGGCAAGAAAGCCCGATGATAGGGGGTGAGTGATGACTACCGCTCAGTCAAGCAGTTTGATAATCATATTTGGTGCAATGACACGTGCTGCTGATTTAGGAAGCGATGAGTTTTGGGCGATGGCAATGTTCGGAATAGGCGCATTGATGCTGATTTATAGCAGTGAGATACCGAAGGATAGGGAGTGAGTAATGCCCCAATACCGAACATCAATCAATTGCTGGCTAATCGTGTGCGCTATCGTTAGCGTGTGCGGTTGGCTGATATAAGGAGAGAATATGATTGTAAAAACTCACCCATTAGCAGAAGTGGTAGCAAAGAAATTATCAGGAATTACAGGTGTACCTCCAAGTGAACAATCCCGAATGGCAAACAGGGCGGCAAAAGCCGCTGTCGAATGGTACGAAAGCAATCAACCATCGTCGGAGCAACATAGCTTTGATTATAACAACACATCTTTCACTCATTATCAGCGCGAGTCAGCCAAAACAGATTTAACGCCAGGCAACAAACGTCAGCACGCTTTGGAGTTAGTTGGAGAGGTTGGCGAATTAGCACAACTGATCAAGCGTGAGTATCGAGATGGCACTGAACCTGACAAAGATGTTGTCGAGGCTGAGTTGGGTGATGTGCTTTGGGGACTAACACAAATAGCCACAGATTACGAGATTGATATGTTTTATGTGGCTTTGGGAAACCTTGCTAAGCTGCACAGTCGCCAAGCCAGGGGCGTATTGAACGGGTCAGGAGATAACCGCTAATGAAACGACAAAACAAGATTGATGACTTTCGCGTGATGTATGCGGACACAACACTTGACCACGAACTATTGACACCAGATGAGGAACGGCGGCTCGTCGTCGAAAAATGTCAGCTTCAAGGCAAGCCGGAACAAAGCCAAGCTGATGAGCAACGTTTGCGATGGATTATCAACCATCTGGTTGAAAACAACATGCGTCTAGTGTCTTCTGTAGTAAAAGCATTCCACGCTACCGATCTGCACAAAACCGAATGGGAAGACCTTATGCAAGACGGCGCGATTGGTCTACATAAAGGCATCGTCAAATTTGACGCAGATCGTAGAACAGATGACGGTAAACCGCTGAAGCTGTCTACTTATGCTACTTGGTGGATACGCCAGGGCGTCGAACGCAGCATACACGACAAGGGGCGAACCATCCGCATTCCTGTGCATTTTGGCAGCAACGAAATGCGGAAGGTTAAACGGGCCTCAGAGGTTTATATTGCTGAGAACGGGCAACGGGCAACGATTGAGGAGTTAGCCAAGATAACGGGCTTCACCGAAAACAAAGTCAAGGAAGCTTTGATTTGGGTTGGTGATTGCCAAAGCCTTGATGCACCTTGTGGAGATGATGACACTTTCGGTAATATGTTGAGTGACGAAAACGGTCTCGAGCCAATAGCAATATCAGAAGACAGTCAGGCCAAGGAAATGGTGCTGAAAATAGTCCGGGAACGCTTGAACGTACGCGAGTGTCAGATTGTAACAATGCGATTTGGCCTTGATGACACAAAGCCGCACACGCTAGAGGAGGTTGGCCAAAAGTTTGGCTTGACCCGAGAGCGAATACGGCAAATCGAGAATGTTGCAATTAAGCGATTAAGGCATCCGAAAAACTCACGTGCTTTGAGATCGTTGGTGATAGCATAACTGCAAACTATAGCGCCTAACCCACTTGGGCGTTATGGTTTGTGGCTACTCGTCACAACGAAGCCAATTCAAATGGTTTCACTTGCACACAACAACTGAATACGCAGTATGAAATCAATGTATGGTGTTTAGGTGTCGAAGTTCACGAAGTATTAGACTGATGAAAGGAGGATAGCAAGATTAGGTTTTGAATGCGGGAATGTAGTAGTTCCTATTCAGATAGCAACCGAGGATTTAGCGGCTAATCGGTTGTTGATTTACCAGCCGCGTTGAACCTATTAATAATACAAGATACGTTTTATTGTTAAGGTTTGTTCTGACAATCATTGATTGTCTAATTGTCTGTAGTATCTACATTTTGCAGGCGATTTTCGCCCTTTAGCCTGTAACAAACTCGATCCTGTTGCAGGCTGAGCGGTGCAGATGGCACCAACCTAAGACAAATCTTTATTATCTATTGTAGATAGTGGGGCATTTGTTCTGACAGGGGAGAAGGTTTGGATCACCCTATCCCCTGAACTTTTTTAATAAGCTGTGGGAATCCTGTGGATAAAGATGTTGTTTTTCTGGAAAAGTTAAGAAGCAATCTCATAGGCGGCATACGCGAGATTGATGAGCAATTAGGCAAAAACCCAACGATACCGGATCGCCAAGAAAAGAAGCTACTTCAATTTCTTAGAGATAATGGAATCAGTCCATTATCTGTTTTGAACACAATCAAGGTTGACGTAACAGCGGCCAAGTGATAAAATTTCACTGAAACAAATATTCTATTCCGCACCGATTGAAGTGAAACAGTGGGGGCGATGATACCAAAGTGTATTGTCGCCCCTTTTTGCGTTTAAGGCCCATGGGTAACAAACGCGCGATATGGTGCAACTAGATAAAAGGAAGATCAAAGCAGGTACGGGTAAAGTCAACATACGTGTAAAAATGTAGCATAGGAGGACTAGCGGGAACGAATGAACAGAAAGTTACGGTTTCGAGGCTGAATTTGGCGTTATAACCGTATATTTCTGCGCAAATGTCGCCGGTGGCTACTTTGCCGCTGGTGACAAAATGTTCTCTTAGGGCTAGGTCTGGATTGATACTTTTCGTGGCTTTATGCAAAAAACCCCTGTTTAAGGGGTAGCACCAATTTTTGTGCGTTCATGTACGCTAAGGCAAAGGTGAGTTGATGAATTTAGATGGATTAAAAAGCAAGAAGTTATGGGTGTTAATCGGAGCCACGCTTCTATTAATAGGCAAGGTGTTATTTCCTGAGCTGGCTGATTTGGATACTACTCAACTAATGGGCCTTGCAGCTTCGTATCTTGTTGGCCAGGGTATTGCTGACCACGGCAAGGAAAAGGCCAAGATAGAAACAAAGACCCTTGAGGCGGTAACGTCTAGGCAATTGGACATCGTTGGAGAGTAGCGTCCTATCCAGTCATAGCCAGAATCGACTGAATAGGACTGACCAACCACGTTGTTGGGGCGTGGAAGGCTAGAATGAATTTTAACAGTTTTGGGGCCAGGTGCTAAATGATTAAAGCGACAATGGTTAGCGCCTTAGCCGGAAGTGGATTTACAGCAATCTTGTTTCAGGTGATGCCTGATAGTGTGAATGGTATTCTCTGGTGGATTATCGGCGGTCTGGTTAGTGTCATAATCACGTTGGCAACCTACATAAAATCACTTTGGAATAAGCTGGATGAATCACAGAAAGAGAAGATAACCATCTTGAAAGATACAGTGGAAGCCAGCAACGCAGGGTTATACGAATCGGCGAGTGCGCTCAAGGAGTTTGGCAATGCACAGAAAAGCACTCAGCTCATGCAAGACATCTTGGCAGAGGTTAGGGGCAAGTGAAAGAAAGAATATTGCGATTCCTGAGACTAACTTCTGATGATCAAATAGCCAAGCTGAACGAACAAACTAAGCAGCAACGTGTTCAGGCGCTGGTTACCATTCAAGATGAAAAAGAAACGGCGCTGAATAAGATCGCCAAAGTATCTGATGAGTTGCAATCTACGCTATTGGCCCATCAATCAAAACAGTTTCGGAGAATTATAAATGATTGACTGGTTGTTAGTTGATGCCATTGTCCGACTCGTGGGCAATTTCGCAATGTCGATTCCGATGATTGCGGGCGGGATCCTCTGGGTGAGCATAGGCACTGAGAACGGCCAAAAGTTCGCCATTCGATTAGGCGCTATGGGATTGGCCTGGGGGATTTACAATCTGATAACGGGTGGCGTTTACTTGTACACAACCGTTACAGGGGAATTTAGTATCTTCAGTATTCCGGCTGGATTGTTTTACAGCATACCTAACACCATAAGCAATTGGTTCCCGGCTGTATTTTTTGCGGGGTCGCTTGGTTGGTGGGGTGCTAGAGTAAAGCAAGAATACCGCGAAATGAAGTGACATAATTTAGTTACACATCCGTAAAATTTGTGTGACTAATGGAGATCAAATGGGATTTACAGTTACAGAAGCGAAAGCAACAACAGCGGCGTATCAAGAATTACGAAACTCTGATTTAACAAATGGTTGGAGCGAAACGCAGATCGAAACGTTGGCTAGAAGCATTGGCATCAAAGCCGCCGAACTTTTGCAAGAATGGGAAGATAGCAAACACGCTGAGTTTAAGCAAGAGCGATCACTTGAAATCAGACCGTTCCGCGTAACAGACGGCGGCAAGATTGATGATAGGTCAGTGGCGTAATGGGACACATAGTTGATACGTATGCGTCGTTTGGATTCACTCTGATTGATCAGACATTACCTGATATGACGCATGAGAAATATTTCGAAGATATTGAAAAGTGGTTGGCTGAAAGGGAAAAAGAAAATGACTAACACAACAGGAACCGGCACAGCATCGATAAAACTGGATGACGCCTGCCCTTATTGGAGCAGCGAATACAGCCAAGTAATTCATAGCGGACAGTGCCCGAAGATCAAAGCCATTGAATATTACCCCGATGGGTCAAAGAAACGCATCGAGTTTTTTGACCCGAATGACTATATGCCGAAGTATGACAAAGGATGGTGGCAGACGCCTGTTATAACGTGTGAGCCTTCCCCTCCCATAGTAAAGTCCATTACGATTTCGCAAGTTCCATTTGGCAATGTTATTTACAGCGGAAGCGCGAGTAATGAAACATCGAATGCTTTTAAAGTTTCTTAGGTTTTGTGAAAATTTATTTTTTGAAATTGGCTCTAAATTCGAAGACTGGGCCGATGGAATAGATGTTGAATTCCACGAAGCATTGCGAAAGCTGGCAGATGAGGCGATTGAGGATTATAGGAACGGAAATACGATTCCGTTAGATCAGGTACTTATGAAACGATACAAATTCGAATTGACTGTAAATTCAGGGAACAATGAATTTTGGGAAACCAAGCCGACCGATGACGAAGTGAAAGAAGCGTTAAGGATTTGCCTTGCTAGTCACGGCTTTTATGACGGTGAAAACGTGGTTCTGAATTTGGCTCACGTTGACTCTGATACAATCGAAGAAATGTTTGAAGGCTTGATGGAATAGTGGTAATAGACACGACGGTTACACAACCCCAAGAGAAGTGTAACCATAATTAACGAGAAAATGAGGCAAATATGGGAACTAAAATCATTCAGCAAGTGACAGGCGGCAATATGGTTTACACGTTGCCTGATGAAATCGTAATTCAATCTATGTTCCAGGCAGGCGGATGGTTGCCGACTGACGAAAGCAACCTTGAACTATGGCTCAAATGGGATACCTCTACGATGTATCAAGAGGACTCAAAAACAACGGCTGTATCTTCTGCTAGTGATCCGGTTGGTGCTTGGGAAGATCAAAGCGGTAATGGTAACGATGCGCTGCAATCAACATCAGGCGCACGTCCGCTTTATCAAACGGATGGCATTACATTTGATGGCACTGCTGACTATTTGACTGGCTCCATTACCAGCTATACAGGTACAGCGTTGACTTATTTCGCTGTTATGCAGATCGTAACGAACAAGTCGACCTATGAGGGGTACTGGACATTGGCAGAGACAGACGGCACGTCTAACGACGTTGTTGCGCCCAGTGTCGGGCTGTTTATCAGAAACAACGCGAGTGTTGGCGCTGTGACATGGCAAGGCGTTAACAGAGCCGAGCAATCAATGTCATTAGCTACGACATACATTGTGTCTGGAAAGATCGATGGTACGAACAACAGCATGTGGCTGGATGGTGGCGGCGAAGATACCGCAACGGGAATGGTGTCTATGACGCTCAACAATTTCTATCTTGGCGCTCGACATCAGCCAACAATTGGCAAGTACTCAAACATCAAGCTAAAAGAAATCATTTTATACACAGATGCAAAATCAACATCTGTTATCGATCAGGTAGAGACCTATCTGTCTGACACTCACAGCATTACATTGGTTTAAGGTGAAATTATGCCAAAACGAAAAAGACCATTTTCCCTGCATATCGGACTAAAAACGCAAGGGGCCGAAACGTTCCAAGCTAATCCAACGATTGCCGCTGGTGATTTTAGCACATTTACCGATGGCGTGGACACAGGCACGCCAACAACAACGGTTGAGCCAGGATCAAGTCGAAACGTTAAAGTCGAACTGACAGCCGCAATGATGGATGCACGCGAAAGCGTTGTGATTGAAGCCGTAGACGCGGCTGGGTCGGAATGGGCAGAAATGCGTGTTACCATTCCGATTGACAAAGAGCCTGGAGTTTATATTGACGATGACGTAACGGTCACAAGCCAGACTGTTTTCACCATTGCCAACGGCCCATCTGATGACGACGCGCTTAATAATATGCCAGTCCGAATCTACGATACGTCATCAACCATTAATGACAATCTTGACGAATACGATTTTCATCAGACCTATGTCACTGATTACGTTGGTTCAACCAAAACCGTCACCATTGCAGCCGCTCCTGATTTCACGATGGCAACAGGCGATATTGTCGAAGTGCTTTACGCGCCAAGTTTCCACACGCTCAATGATCCGACAGCAGCCGCAATCAGAACCGAAATGGACAGTAATTCGACACAGCTATCTGCAATCGTTGGAGACACAAACGAGTTGCAAACCGATTGGGCCGATGGCGGTCGATTAGATGCGATTTTGGACGCCAGAGCCAGTCAAACAACAGCAGATGCGATTGAAACCGATACGCAAGATATTCAGTCGAAAATCGGTACGCCAGCAGGAGCAAGTATGTCAGCCGATATTGCTACAATTGATACCAATGTAGACAGCGTTCTTGCTGACACTGGTACGGATGGAGTTGTTGTCGGAAGCATCAATGCAGGAGCCGTTGATAGCATCTTAGACGAATCAATACCCGAGCCAAGCGCCGTCTTTAGCTGGCCTTCGACCTTGCGTAATATCATCGGCTGGTTGGGCGCATTGTCGCGCAACAAAATTACCCAAACGTCTTCCACCCAAACGCTACGTAACGATGCTGACAGCGCCAATATTGCCACATCAGCGGTTAGCGACGATGGAACAACAGCAACTAGGGATGAGTTCAGCTAATGGCTATCGATAGCAGAGACAAGCGATTTTCGATAATAGGATTGAGCAATCCCATTCCGTCGAATTTAGCCAATCCTGACACTGCCATAGCATCAAGTGATCGAGCATTGTTGCTGTTTTTGTATGCGGGACTTGCATTGGCGGCTGACATTGACAGTACAGCTGTTGTTACAGGCAAGGTTTACATGGGGAGCAGTTACACCACAAACACCTTGACTGATGCAATTCAGGGGGCCAAGCGTCCTGGGCAATTGATAACTTGGTATGATCAGGGCGGAAATGTTTTTCCGTTGACAAATGCAACCATTACAGCACGAATACGTTTTAATGGTTCTGCTTCTGCCTCTGATTCGGATGGCATGTTTACCGTTACTGATGCTGCAAACGGGGTTTTTCGTTGGGATTACAGCACGAATGACGTGGCAATCGCAGGTGGTCATGACGTTCAATTCACGGCTGTTTTTGGAGGTAGCCCAACACCAGCCAGAACTAACCCGACTGGCTGGTATATCCATAAGGCGTTGTAAGAATGGCTAAAAAGCAATATTCGCCAGAGGTCAAGGCGGCTGTCATTGCTGCTTTGCTGTCTGGTCAGTCGGTATCATCTGTCGCAGAGGAATACAACATCCCAAAGGGGACGGTTAAGGGATGGAAATCTCGCGGCATAAATAACAATACCGAAGTTGCAGAGGTTGCAACCAAAAAAAAAGAAGCGATAGGCGACTTGCTAGTTGATCTTGTGCGAACCAATCTTGAAACGGCTCAAGCTATTCTCGAATCGGTTCAGGATAAAAACTACATTCAGGGCCAGGATGCGTCAGATGTTGCCGTATTGCTTGGCGTTATCAGTGACAAAACATTCAGGATGTTAGAGGCGTTCAACCGCAATGCTTAGTTTCCAGGTCGACATACCGCAACTTGATATAGGGCCGTTTAACTTTTCAGACGAGCCGACGTCAGAATCGGATAGCGTTAAGTTTGCCGATTACCAAGACGATCCGGTTGGCTTTGGGCGTGACCTACTAAACGAGACTTATACTGATGACGTTATCGCGGTAATGGAATCGGTTAGAGATTATCCGGTTACAATCGCTCGAAGCGCAAACGCTACAGGCAAGACGCACGCAGCAGCAAGGGTAGCCACTTGGTTTTACAAGTCGTTTGAAGATAGCCAGGTCTATACAGCAGCCGCACCGCCTGTTGACAACCTTGAAAAGCTACTTTGGGGCGAACTGGATTCAATCACCTCGAATTACCCTGAATTGTTCGAAGATGATCGTCAAACCTACTTGAACATAGGCAGAAATAAACGAAGCTTCATTACAGGCGTGACAATCCCAAAGACAGGCACACCAGCGCAACGGGAAGCCCAATTTAGCGGCAAGCACGCACCTTATTTGCTGTTCATCATAGATGAAGGTGACGCCGTTCCCGATGAGGTTTACAAGGGTATTGAATCGTGTATGTCAGGCGGCTTTGCTCGTCTGCTCATAATGTTCAACCCAAGGCACGAATCAGGGCCAGTTTACCGAATGGAACGGGACAAACAGGCCAATGTGGTCGAGTTATCAGCCTTTAGGCATCCCAATGTCATCACCGGCCAAGACGTGATACCTGGAGCCGTTGATCGAACCAAAACGCTACGTCGTATCAACGAATGGACTAGACCTCTAGCGCCTGATGAGTTTCCAAGCGAAGAATGTTTTAACGTTGACGAGCATTGCCCTTATCTGATAGGCGAAACCTGTCTATCACTGGCTGGCGATGTGTACCCACCACTCCAGGGCGGCTGGCGCAAGATCGTCGTGCCAGAATTTAGTTATATGGTACTTGGCCTTTATAGCGCATTGGGCGAAACACAGCTTATTAGTAAGACGTGGATTAATGACGCTAGAAGCCGATGGGATGTATACGTTGCTCAAAATGGCGAAATACCACCAAAGGGCATCAGGCCGTTAATGGGACAAGATGTAGCCGAATTTGGCAATGATTCAAACGTCGCTTGCTTCCGTTATGGTGGTTGGGTAGCGCGTTTTGTCACTTGGCAAGGGATGGACGTAGATGCCACAGGCACCAGGGCGACTAGCTTGTATGAGCAATATAACGCTGTGTCCGCTTTGGTTGATGCTACAGGAATTGGCGCAGCAGTCGCGCCAAAAATGACACGGCAAGGTTGTCATGCAACAGGTGTTAAAGTTGCTAGTAGCCCTACGATTCAAGCAACGTTGCCAGACGGCACGCCGCTTGGCGAGTTTGGCAATATCAGAGATCAATTATGGTGGTCAGTACGTGAGTGGTTGCGATCCGATAAAGGCGCAATGTTGCCGCCAAACAATGACTTACTTGAAGAACTAGCAACGCCAACTTACTCGGTCAATAACGGCAAGCTCAAGGTGATGAGCAAGGATGTAATGAAAGCGTTGTTACATCGTAGCCCTGATTATGCGGATTCGCTTTGTTTGACGTTTGCGGCTACATCATCACGAAAAACAGCCAGGGCCAGATCAAGAGTGTAACTATGGAATCGAAAAACGGCGTAATGCCGCCAAGTGAAAAATCAATAGCTATCCGTCGTCAAATGATGGCAATCAATAGCGTACTACAAAGTCGATCAGAGTTAGCGGGAGGATTGGGAACGCAATTTGGCGGCAAGCGTGACATATACAACGCGGCTGGCTATCCTAAAAACCTGACTTTTGAAGATTGCAATGACAAATACGAACGTCAGGAGATAGCAGGACGTATTGTTCGCCTTCCGGCTCAATGGACTTGGAGAGAGCCGCCAAAGCTAAAGGATGGCGATAACGAAGACAGCGAATTTATCAATGCTTGGAACAAACTAACTAGCGTTGATGTCTCCAATATCAAGGATCAGAAATCAATCTGGCATTACCTAGAGCGCGTCGACAAAATCAGCGGGATTGGTCGGTTTGGATTGCTATTTATCGGATTGAGTGATAATGCCGGAAAGTTTGAAGACCCGATACCAGACGGCAACTTGACGACTGAGGATTTTATGTACTTGCAGCCACTTGATGAGGGATGTGTCATGAGTATCAAGTTTGATAACGACCCGACAAGTAGCCGTTATAACTTGCCCGAAATGTATTCAGTAAGCTTGGATACTGCCAACTATCACAGTAAAAGCGACGATGATAGCAAGTCAGGAAAAACGGTACAGGTGCATTGGAGCCGTATAATACACATTGCCGACGATCTAAAATCTGATGATGTATACGGAAAATCCCGCCTTAAAAACGTATTCAACCTGTTGAACGTGTTGGAAAAAGTCACGGCGGGAGCTGGTGAGTCAGCGTGGCAATTGATGAATAAGGGTTACATTGCTACAACTAAAGATGGATTCGGCTTGGAGTCAGGGACAGGGACAGGATCAGCCACATCAGAAATAAGCACATCAGAACTTGAAAGCTTCGTCCATGGTCTTACGCGATTTCTTGAGCTTGAAGGAATGGATGTAAACGTGTTAGGTGGCGAGATCGTAGACCCGTCAGGCGTTATACAGACGGTCATCAGCCTAATATCAGGCGAAACTGGTATACCTCAACGGCTGTTGCTCGGGAATGAACAGGGGCAACTTGCCAGCGGTCAAGACGAGCGCAATTGGGGAAACGTGATAGAAAGCCGACAGGCAACATTTGCAGAGCCTGTCATACTCCGAACACTCATCAGCCGCCTTATCTTTTGCGGCATTCTACCAAAGCCAAACAGCCAAAACTACACCGTCGAATGGGCTGATACCTTCAAGATGAATGAATTGGAAGAGTCAGAGCGAAACGAGAATGAAGGAATTGCAATGGCCAGGGCCGTAGAATCTGGGATGCCGCTTGAAACGTACCTCAAAGAGATCAAGGGTTGGGGCGACGATAAGATAAACGCGATGTATCAAGCCAAAGAGCGTGAGCGTAACTTTGAATTTGGCGATAACGTAACAGGAATCGAGCAATAATTATGGCTAATGTTCCATTAGGTGATTTCAAGCCGATGACTGACGATCAGATAGACGGGTTCATTATTGTATCAGAGGCAGACATAGAATTATTGCGCTCAACGTGGAAAAAGCATGCATCGCGCCGTTACGCTGATTTGATCGACGCCACAGCAACAGAGGATGTTTTGAACCTAGATGCTGACTCGTAGCTTTGACGGTTCCCGATTCCGCTTTAATCCGACGCTTGGCACCACAGGGCGTTACATAGACGCCAAAGGGCGTATGGTTCGTCAGGATGCCGTCACATCCGAAATGGAGAAGTCTATAACTGGCATCCGTGACGAGATGATAGACCTGTCGAGGCGGCTGCAAAACAGTGAAATCGGGCTTCAAGAGTGGTATAACGGAATGCGCGATAGAATGAAAATCATCCATAATCTCGATGCCGCTATCGCTAAGGGCGGATGGGCGCAAATGACCCAATCTGATTGGGGCGCGGTTGGTGCGATAAGCAAGCGTCAGTATCAATTCCTCAACAACTTCGCCCAACAGATCAAGGATGGTACGCACCCCTTAAACGGACGATTTTTAGTCAGGGCGGGGATGTACGCCGATGCTGCTAGAGGAACGGGTGAAGATATGAAGCGACGTGAGGCAGGGCGTAACGGCTTCACAGAGGAGGCCAGAGTCTTAGGACGTGCGGATCACTGCGTTGATTGTGTCAGGTGGAATGTCGATGTATTAGGATGGCAACCGATAGGCACTATTCCAAGGATTGGCGATTCTGTGTGTCGAACGAATTGTCGCTGCAATTTTATTTTCAGATAGGAAACTATGTTGAATAATTCTGTTCAAGCGATGTTTGATAAAGCAACCATTATGGCCTTTCGTGCTATTGCAATAGAGGTAGTCAGACGTTGCGACCAAACAGTCCACAAAAGCAATAATCATACCATCCCTAATAAGCGAGAGCTTGCTGAGTTCAGGCGATGGAAAGAAAACAAAGAAGAATTTTTAGAGAGACACAAAACCCCTGTGTTGACATAGAAAAAATCTTTTGGTACACTGTTATTCATAAGTAAATATTATCGCCAGTAAAGAAATTATAGCGGCGTTTGAATTTGGTCTCACAACCTGTTCAAGCGCCGTTTTTCGTTTTAAACCCAAGGGCAATTATGAAAATTATAGCCAATCAGATAACCGCAAAAGCTGAACGCCGTCAATTCGATGGGCGTGAATTCTTGGTCGCGCCGACCGTGGCCATTGTCGAAGGTGTCATGAACAACATCCTCTATACACAAGAGGAAATGACACGATTCATTGAAGTTTGGAACGGGAAGCCCTTGCCCCTTTCTCACCCAACCGACCAAGCTGGTAATCACATCTCGGCCAACAGCCCAGACCAGCACGCCAAAAGCCTCGGCTTTTTCTTCAACGCCAAGTTTGAAGACAGCAAGCTGAAAGGTGAGTGGTGGATTGATACTGAGAAAGCTAAGGCGCTTGGTGTTCAGGCCAATGAGGTATTGAAACGCCTTGAGGCTGGTGAAATGGTTGAGCAATCAACAGGGTTGTTTTTAGACATTGAGCCAAGCGAAGGCGTGTTTAACAACAAGACCTACACCGGAATCGCCCGAAATATTAGACCTGATCATGTCGCAATCCTGCTGAATGAGGAAGGCGCATGCAGTATCGCAGATGGTTGTGGAACGCCAAGGGTAAACAGCGACCAAGGCGAAAATAACGGCAACATAGCGACCTGGATCATCAATAAAATCGAGGCGCTTTTTAATAACCATACGGAGCAAATAGCTATGAAAGACAAGCAAGAACGAATTGAGGCTATTGTTGCTAATGAGAAATGCCCGTTTGATGCTGAGTATTTAGCAAACGCATCGGATGAGCAGCTGAACAAACTCGAAGCATTGTTAGCAACAAATGAGCCAGCGTCTACGCCTGATCCTGAACCTATCGAAGGTGATGAGCCAACAGACGATAACGTGCTACCCGCTGAAGCAGTAGCATTTATGTCTATGGTCGAGGAACTTGGCGGCGTTGATGCAGTAAAAGATACGCTAAATGGGCTCAAGGCTAACAGTGACCAAGAGCGAACTGATTTAATCGCTCAGATCGTTGCTAATACATCATTTACCGAGGATGAGTTGAGCGGTAACGACATCGCATTCCTGCGAAAAATGGCAGAGCAATCAAAGCCAGCACCAACGGCTATGCACCTTCGCCCGATGCCTGTAAGCAACGTCCAAAGCGATGAATGGGAAGATTATGTGGCTCCTGAAGCTGCATTAAATGGAAAAGGTGGTGAATAATGGCATCTAATACACCCAACACGATTTTGCTGAAAGTCAATGGGGGTGGTGAACGTCCGGTAGAGGAATATGTTGT